AAGTCCTGGAACGGGCGGCCGACAACATCGCGAGCGCCGACTAACCGAGGCCAAAAAGCTGGCAGGGACGGGATGTTCGCGGGTGCTCCCGTCCCTGCCTTAAACCCGTAACCCGCGCAACAAGGAGTCTGACATGAACGAGAACGAGAACATCGACGAGACCGAGTACGAGTTCCTGGATCGCGACGGCATCCTGAACTTCGACGACATCAAGGTGGAGGTCGTGCCTGTCCCCGAGTGGGGCAAGAAGGCCGCCGTCCGCCTGAAGGTCCTCTCGGCCGCCGAGCGCGACGCCTTCGAGGCGTCGACTGTGACCACCCGTGGTGGGAAGCAGAAGCCCAACCTCGCCAACCTGCGCGCGCGCCTGGTCGCCCGCTGCATGGTCGACGCCAAGGGTGACCGGGTCTTCGAGAGCGGCGACGTTTCCCGTCTGGGCAACAAGTCGTCGAAGGCCCTGGACCGTCTCTTCGCCAAGTGCCAGGAGATCAACGGGTTCAGTGACAAGGACATCGACGAGCTGACCGAGGATTTCGACGAGACCAGCGACTAGCCTTCAAGTTCAGGCTCGCCGCTGCCCAGAGGCGGTCCGTCAAGGAGATGCTCAACTCGATGGATTCCGTCGAGTACAGCCAGTGGATGGCTTTCGAGCGCGCTAACGGACCGCTCAACGGGGAATGGAATCAAGAAGTCCTGGCCAACATCCAGGAGCAATTGCAGTCGATCGCCTACCTGTTGGGGCAGGCGCACTTCACGGACAAGACGCACAGGCGAGGGCCGATCCCGAAGCCGGAACGTTACCCGCGTCCGCACGAATCCCTGAAGAAACAAGGTCGCGCCGTCGTCGATGAACCCGACGCCGACGAGGCCGAGTGGCTTCCTCTGACAGAGGATGAACTGGTGGATATCCGGATAGACCCCACGGAGACAGGAGAGGAGGGCTAAGCTATGGCTTCCGTAGCGACGCTTGGCTTCTCCATCATCTCCAGGTACTCAGGTCACGGGGTCACGCAAGCACGGCGTGACCTCGCGACCCTGAGGGCCCAGATGGCGACCCTCAACGACGACCTCAACTCGCACACCAAGCTCCTGGACGGGATCCCGAAGCGCTGGCAGGCCATCGGCGCTGCTGTCGCCGCAGTCGGCCCGTCGCTGATCCCACTGGCCGCCCAGGCGGTTCAGGTAGCGGGCTCGTTCACCGCGATGTCTGCGGCGGTGGGCGTCTCACTGGGCGCGTACGCGCTATCGGTGAAGAACGCGATAGATACGACCAACGGGATGGCCAAGGCCGGTAAGGCTCTCTCGTCGCAGCAGAAGGACTTCCTGAAGTCGCAGGATGCGCTGAACAAGTCGTTCGCGCACTTCGGGCAGGGCTTCCGGGACCTCACACTCAAGGGCGTCACCGACGTCTTCGAGGGCGCGGCTCGGGCCCTGGACAAGCTCCAGTCGGTCGCGAAGGCGATCACTCCGGAGATCAACCGCGTGGCCGCCGCGTTCAACAACTGGACGAAGAGCGCGTCGTTCGACAACTACATCAAGCTGATCGGCGCTGCGGCTCCGGTCGCCTTCCGCAACCTTTCCGACGCGGCTCGGATGTTCTTCAACGTCATCGGCGACGGCTTCCGGGCGTTCCTGCCCTCCGGCGTCCGGATGACGCAGACCATCAAGGACGGCGCTGCGGCGCTGAAGCAGTGGTCTGACGGGGGCGGCTTCCAGCGCTTCCTGGAGTATGTGCGGAACTACGGTCCTCAGCTCAACGCGTTCTGGGACTCGTTCCGCGCTGCGCTGAAGAACGTCTTCGTGACGCTGGAGTCGTTCAGCTCGGGCTCGCTCGACAACGTGACCGACGCCCTGCGCGGGATCGCCAGCATCGACCCCGGCGCGGTCAAGGCCTTCGCCAGCTCGCTGCTCCTGATGAAGTCTCCGCTGGTGTGGCTGGTCATCAACTGCCCGCCCCTGCGCGACATGATCATCTCGATCCTCAGCTCGCTCAACGCCCAGACGGTGTACGCCATCGCGGCTGCCTTCACGGCGTGGCGCGTCTCGATCATGCTGGTCAACGCGGGCCTGATCGCCACGCCCGTCGGTGCGATCATCACGGCCCTCGCCCTCCTGGGCGTGGCCATCGTCTACATCGCCACCAAGACGACCTGGTTCCAGACGGCTTGGGAGTACACCTGGAACGCGATCAAGACTGTCGCCACGACTGTCTTCAACTTCCTTACCAACGGCCTCGGTCAGCTCGCGCTGCTGCTCCTCGGCCCGATCGGCATCCTCCTGATCCTGGCCAACAACTGGTCCACGATCTGGAATGGCATCAAGACGGCAGCACTGGCCGTCTGGTCAGCGCTAACCACCGCCTGGAACGCCGTCGTCTCCGGCCTGACGACCGCCTGGACCACCGTGTCCGGTGCGCTCACCACGGCCTGGAACGCGGTGTGGACGGCGCTCAAGACGGCCGCCCAGGCTGTCTGGACTGCGCTCACCACGGCGTGGACGGCGTTCACCTCGGCTCTGGCTACGGCCTGGACGACGGTGAGCACGGCGCTGACGACTGCCTGGAACACGGTGTGGAACGGCCTGTCGACGGCGGCGAAGGCTGTCTGGGCGGCGCTTCAGGTGGCGTGGTCGGCGTTCACGACGGCTCTTGCGACGGCGTGGACTACGGTTTCGTCGGCGCTTACGTCGGCGTGGAACACGGTGTGGAACGCGCTGAAGACTGCCGCTCAGGCTGTGTGGTCGGCCATGCAGACGGCGTGGAACGCTTTCCTTCAGGCTGTCAACACGGCTTGGACGACGGTTTCTTCTGCCCTCAAGTCGGCTTGGCAGGCTGTGTGGACCGCGCTTCAGACGGCGGCCACCACGGTCTGGAACGCGATGAAGACGGCCTGGCAGGCCTTACTGACGGCCGTTCAGACGATCTGGACCACGGTCTCTACCGCGCTGAAGACTGCTTGGCAGGCTGTGTGGACCGCCATCAAGCTGGCGGCCGACACCGTCTGGAACGCGCTGAAGGTTGCCTGGCAGGCCTTCGGTACCGCGATCAATACCATCTGGACCACGGTCTCCAACACCCTCAAGGCGGCCTGGACTGCGGTCTGGAACGCCATCAAGACCGCCGCCGAGACCGTCTGGAACGCGCTCAAGACGGCGTGGACCGCCATCGGTACGGCGATCAACACCATCTGGAACACGGCCGGCGAAAAGCTCAAGGCCGCCTGGTCGGCGGTCTGGAACACCGTCAAGGAGACGGCCACCAAGGTCTGGGCGGACATCAAGAGTGCGGTCGAGAAGGGCATCAACGCCCTGCTCACCCCCATCAACTTCTTGATCAAGGGATTCAACGCCATCGCCAAGGCGGTGTCCCTGGACATCAGTATCCCCGAGATCCATGTCAACTTCGCCAACGGCGGCATGGTCGGCGGCGTCCCCACCTTCGCGGCGGGCGGCACCGTCAACTTCGCCAAGGGTGGCGGCGCGCTCGGGGGCTTCGCTCCCGGCCGCGACACCGTCCCGGCGATCCTGTCGCGCGGCGAGGGTGTGCTGACGCCGGAGGCTGTGCGCGGCATCGGTGGCGGCTCGATGGTGAACTCCCTGAACCGGAAGTTCGCCGGTCACCGGGGCGCGGGCCGGGGCGCTGCTCCGCTGCCGTTCGCCCTGGGCGGCATGACGGCCTGGCACAAGGACAACAGCTCTGGCTGGGGCTTCGCGACCGGCGGCAACGTCGATCCGAACCCGAGCGGCAACTCGTCGGACGGCGTGGTCGGTCCGGGCGGTGTCATTACCGGTGGTCAGTCTGACACGGGTGGCAACGACACCAGCTCTCCGCACGCGCCCGGTTCGGGTGGCCTGACGGGGATCGACTTCGTCGACAAGGTTCTGGGCTTCATCGGGCGCGCTGCGTTCGAGGCTGCTCTGGGCCCGGCGCTGAACGCGATCTCCGCGAACTTCGGACCGGTGGGCGAGATCTTCGCTGGCACCGCGAAGAAGATCGGCAAGGGGATGATCGACTGGCTGGTCGGCCAGGACGAGA